ATTGGCAACATCACTCGCGATTGTCAGTTCTATTCGCAACTCTTGGGCAGCACGCTTAGCATCACGAAGATCATTCGTGATCGGGCTTCTACCGCCGCCAGCACCGCCGCCGCCGACGCCGCCGCCGACGCCGACGCCGCCACCAGCACCACCGGCGGCCGCAGGTGTCAACTGCGGCATTGGGATCTTCGCAGCGCCGAACTTGTCGGTCATGCGTTTGATCGCGGCGTCTGCCATCGCGCCTGCGATGTCTTCGAAGCCGGGCTGTGGCTTGACGTTGATGAATACGTCCAGAAGCGATTCGTCGTCAGTCGCCATTAAAATTCGCTCCCACTGCCAGATACGCTTCGACAAGACTCAGGCTCATCGCATCGCCCAGTGACATCCCGGAGTTCCGAGTCGCGGCGATGGCAAGCATCTTATAGCGGTTCCCGTTGACTTCATCTACCGGAGTCTTCTTTTTCGCTACTTCGATGGTGACGGTTTTTCCGGCTCCAGGCCCGGCTGACTCTCTGGGTCGCTCGGGCCATCGGAGTTTTTTAGGTTGTTGCTCTCGTCGGTCGCGAACAGAGCAATCTTAATCTGAGACTTCTCTTCGTCTGTGGCACTCTCCCAGAGCAGCCTCGCGCGGTTCAGGCCGTTCTTCCACGTCTCGTCTGGTTGCTTGCCCTTGCCGGGGTTCTTGCGCTTCGGTAAACATCGCCAGAGTTCGTAATAGAACCCCTCTTCAGACCTGTCGAAGAGTATTTCTTCTTCGATGCACACGGACGATGAGTTCGTGTACACGCTACGCATGGCAATGCCGACGAGAATCCTGTAGTTCTCTTCGACCATGTCAAGAGGAAACCCCTGGATGAGATCCCAAGGGCGTGAACGCCGCATCTTGATAAAGTCCAACTTATCGACGTAGTCGAGCAGTCGTTTCGCCTTTATCAGGATCTCTGTGCCGCCTACAGAGACTGATATCATTTCGCTATTTCCTTATGAAGTCAACTGTGGATTCTGGCATGCCGGTTGAGTCACCCATTGCACGACGTCGAACCCGTATGTGAACTCCGTGACTACGTTGCCTTTGATGTTAAAGTCAACTGGAACCGACGTAATCCGGATAATCGCTTCGTAGTGAACTCCTGCGGATACGTCGGGCACTGCCGCTGTGCCGTCCCAGATATTGTCGCACTCTTCTGACCACCGAATGCGTTGCAGCGAGTTAATGCACAGAATTCCCGGCTGGTCTGGTGAGTCGTGACAGGCGATTGCAAGAGTTCCGACGCTCGTGACTGTGCCGCAAGCGCCCCTCTCTTCTCCGTTGGTGGAGCTGGTGACGAGCTTCGGCGTGTTCGCCGTCTGCGTCGTGCTGATCTGCGTGACGTGCGGGATCAAGTCCCATGTCTCTGTGCTGTAAGATGCTGCTGTGTCCAATAGGACACATGCATTGGCAGCACAACAAAATTCACCTGCTGTGAACGGCATATCAATACTCCTCGGACGGCTTGTAAAAACCTCTGAATGTAACGCTATAAACCACCGTCCCAGCGACAGCCGGACGAATCGATGACACTGGAAATCCCTGCATGCAGAAGCATCCACAGACTCCCAGATCCAAACAACCTTTCGCGAACAGCCACGCTTCCACAAGCGTCTTGTAACTCTTCGCTGTGCCTTCAGCCTGATCGCTGAAATAAGCATTGAACTCCACTGACTGCGAATGGAAATACCCCGACGAAGTCCTCAGTCCTCCAGATGATCCTGTCTTAAGTACTAGGTACGGAAGACATAGATCACCTTTTCTTTGCCCGTCGAAATGATTGGATGACTTTATCGGAGTCGCGGTCAGCGCCCGAAGAGCATCAAGTACAGCGCTCTCCAGACAGCATAACATCGCACTTCCTCACGCAAACCAAATTTTCGATCTTCACTCCGAATGTTTCCACAACTATCGCTTCCGCGATCTCCGGATGATACGAATCAACTTCAATGGGACTTCCCGCTCCGAAAATTATGTATCGTGTCACTTTACGACCCCTTCAATCTCACACCTTCTATCTCTTATCTCCCATTTCCTCTCAACTTCTTGGTACGCCACCAAAAATGCTTTCTGAAAGGTGTGCAAGGATGCCTCGGTGTCAAATCCTTGAATAGAAGCCCTTGCCATTAACTGCTCACGCTCTTCAGTTTCTGTAAATTCCCTGACCATGTTTTTACCTTCGCTAGAACGGTACTTTCAATGACGCGATAAACTCTTTCTTCATCTCCGCTCTTGTATCATCAAACACTGGTCCAGTCCATGGACGATTTGTCTGATCGAATATTAAAAGGTAATTCCCGTCCCGTCCTCCGATGTGCGGTGCCTGTAAGAAACCGACGACCGCGCTGTCACCTTTTTTTGTCGGCGATGAGTCAATGTACTCAGAAAGAAATGCTACCTGCCCAGGATTATTTATTTCAGACGAATCACTATCATTCAAAACTCTGAATCCTCCGGGCTTCCACCCTAAATATGCATGTGGTATTTCTCCGGGCTTCGAATGTGGTGGGGCTTCTGTTTTCTGTAAAGCCCTCCTGTAAGCCACCGCGAGAACTTCCGCTGCAACAGCGCATGCATCGCCAATCTTTGCGTTCAACATCTCCTGAATCCTGACACGGTGGTCAACTACACGAGCAGTCAGCACTGTCAATCTCCAATCCAACTCGATACGGAACAAGTAGCCCGCCGTCATTCACTCTCGTGATCCGAAACACGCCTTCCTTAGTTTTAAGCCGATGATTCGCCGATGGCCGGCCGCTCAGTGGCCATCGAACCAAGTCTCCAGTGAAACTGTAGACCAGATCCTTGCTGTCATTCCTAGACGTCAAAGTCGCAGCCTGTGATGTAATGCTGCCCTTCACTTTTCCGACTCGTCTCGTTGCCGTTTTGTTCTCGCAATCGTCGCAGTCCTTCGACTGGTACAGTTCGAAGATATCCACGTTGTCCAGTAGCGTAAAGCACGCCGCGATTGATCTCGCTGTGAGCACTTGAACGCAGAACGATTTGAGATACCTCGCGGAATATACAAGCCATTCTGTACCTTCCGAGTCCGTAATGACTGCGCCTGTCGTGACGTTGACGTCGTGCTCCGCCATCGAAATACGGAACACTTTGTCTGATACATGAATACCGATGTTCGGGTTCGCCGTCTCGATGCTGACTCCGCTCGATCTCGCAAACTCAAATTCCGTCTCAACTCCGCAAGAGTCCAGCGTGACGGTCTCGTAATCACAAAACGCACTGAGCCACTCGTCGCAGCCACAGACTCTGTCGATACAGCATGGGTCTTCGTATGTGAGGTCAACGGCCACTGTATCGCCTCATGTTTCTGATGCGTGGAACAGTGGTTCTGCAACCAGATCCCACGCAGGTCGATGGCTGGACACATGGCACATGCACGAACTCAAATAGATCTGACTGTGCGCCGCATTTCTTGTCCTTGTACAGATCTTTGTACATTTTCAGGACTTCGATCTTTGCTTTCAGTCCTGCGGTCCTGTCGAATGTCGTGTCGCCTTCTTTCGTTACGAGCGTGGTGCAACTCAATTCCGTAATCTCTTCGCCGAGAGTACAGATCTTCGTTTCCAGTTCTTCGCATGACAGGCATCCAGCGACCACGGCTATCTCCAATTACGCAGGAACAGTTTCTTTCTTCACGGCTCTCTTCGCGGCCATCTGACGCGCGACGAGTCCCTTCAGTTTCTTTTCTTGTGCCCAGACACGAGGGACCATCTTTCCTTTCGCGTCAACTTCAATGACGCCTCGCATCAGCCCGGTCAGGTCCGATACATTGGCGAGCTGAGAGAAGTCCTTCTGGAACTCCGTGTCGTCGATCAGTTTACATAGTGGCCAGTCCTTGTCTTTATCCGGACCCCTGAGACACAGGGCTGCGTTGTGACTGAACGATCCTGCATAGATCTCCTTCGCTTTGGGCTCTGAAAGATCGACCTGCGACTTCACGACGCGGGTTGGTCCACCTGGCATTCTGAATGCCCACATTTTTCCTGACGCTGCCATGACTGTTCCTTCGTTACAAGATCAACAAAAAAGGGGCGGCGACGATTACTCGACGTCGCCCCTTACATAAACAATTTATCCTGCGGTCGCTTAGTAACCGTTCGTGAGTAAGATCCCCTTTTGAGGGTCTTCAATGTACGCATAGCCGAGTGAGTAGCTGTCGTAGATCGCTACGATCCGCTTGCGGCACTCATCAGACCCCAGCGCACATCTTCGCACTTCAGGCTGAACCTGATAAACCCACTTCACGAATTCCGACAACTTGCCCATCCAGATCCAGTCTTTAGCTTGAGCCAAAGTGATCCCGTACCTCAGAACAATCCGCTCTGCGAAACGCTTGTATGCCATCGGGCTGAATGTCATTCCGTTCGACACTTCTGGTGTCATCAAGAAATGATAATCACCGGCTCCGCAGGTGACATCTTTTTCGTGACTCGTGGCGTTCAGCAATGGATTGATCTGATCTCGCATCAGGTCACTGGTAATGACGTCCAGGTTGTTCGTGTCCATCCCGTTCGGCCGTCCATGAACCAGATCCACCATGTCGTAGGTCAGGTTCTTCACCACCTGAAAGTCTTCCGGACACACGATCGATGTTGGGCTCGAATTCACCCACGGACCTGATGCTCCGTCTGTGAACACGGTGCCGTCGTCATAGTAGATGTTGTACTCGGTGCCAGAACGGTTATAGACCGTGTTGTAACCGATCATGGCGTCGATCAGATCGTTCTCACGCTTCTCGTCGTGAGCGTCCTTGATCTTCGGTACAGACTTCAGGAAAAATCCATTTGGATCTTTGCAAAGTGCCTCGCGTGTGACTGCCATGCCGAGACCACCGGGACGTCCGTTCGGGTGGTCGAGGTAATCAGTGGCCAGACCGTACAGCGGAGCCGCAACAAGTTCAGCGACTTCATGCCACTTCATGTCGCTGAATACACCCCAGTCTCGGTACGACTCGTCACACTCGCCGCGTGGAGGACCAGTGCCTGCAAGTCGGCTGATCATGTACTCCTCTTTCGGAGTTTCCATCAGGCCGAAGCGGATGGCTTTCTGTGCCATCTTGTTGAAGATTCCGGATGTGACGATCGCTTCCATCGCGTCGTCTTTGGCACCCTGAATCACGCCACGGAAGTTCGGGCCGAAGTCGTGCTCCAGGCAAGCGACGAAGTCGATGTCCTTCCAGTTGTAACCGGATTTCGGGTCGCCAAGGATCATGTCAACCTGCTCCAGTGCTTCCACTGGATGCTTCTTGACTTCCTTCAGCATTTTCTCTGTCAGCAAACGATTAGCCATGATTTTCTCTCAACAAAAGTTTCACTGAACAGTGAATGAACAGAAAGAAGTGAAGTTTTCTAAACTACGCTGCGAATTCGACTTCCGCGTATGCCACGTTGTCGGGGCCGGAATCCTTCACAGCGCGGAACACAATCGCTCCGGCCACAGAGGACTTCACGATCTTTGAGTCCACAAGAGCGTTGCTCGCTGGATTCTTCGCGAACGTGAATCCTTGTCCGCGAACCCATGTCGTTGGCGCGGCTGCACCGGCTGCGTCAACAATCTCGTAGGCACGAGTAAACGTGCTGCCTGCACGATACCGAGCAATCGTCGTTGTGTTCGGACGTGTGGCACAGGAGTCGTCATCGACCTGCACCAGGTTCACGCCCTGAAACGCGAGCTTCGCGGCCAGCAGGGTTGTCGCGAGGTTCGTGTCCCATGCTACATCCAAACTGATCAGTTTTGCAACGAGGCGACTGTCAGCCGTGTCCGAACCGAGGAAGTCGCCTTCGCACATATCCACCAAAGTCGCCGGAAGCTCCATTGGCTGAGTGTCTGCGTAAAGCAACGGGACATTCCCATACTGATGCATCGCGTGAAGGCAATTTGGCATGATTCATTACTCCGGAAAATTCAAAAACAAAACTTACGTGATGCGTTCGTTTACTTCAGACCCATTGCACTCAGGAGATTCAGTTTCGATCCAGCCTTTGGCTTTTTTCGGCCAGGACTGTAAGTCTTTTCTTCGACTTCTTCCTTCGCAGGTGCCGCAGATGTCTCTTCCTCTTCCTCGTCATCAGGAACCTGAATGAACATCGGAGACATTTTCGACATGACTCCCGCGAACTTCTTGCGTTGTGGTTCCGCCATTTCGCAGGCGCACTCAACAACCTCTTTCATCAAGTCGGGAGCAATCTCAACAGACTCGAAGATCTTCGCGAATTCGGTCGTCATCGCTGCCGTCAGTTTCTCGGCGGCTCGCTCTGATTCGATGGCATCCAAACGATCCTGCAGGTCTTTCGCGGACTTCTTCGCAGCGATGAGTTCAGCCTGCTCAGTGGCTTCAGAATTGTGCTCTTCCAGAATTGACTTGATCAGTTCTGGATGCTTTTTGATTTCTTCGAGTGTCAGTGCCATTTCTTCTTCTTCCTCGATGTGTTCTTCGAAAATACCATCCGTAGTAGCCGGATTAGTGACAACGTCCACTGACCTGATCGATTCGATCGCATTCACATCAGAGTCCTTGCCTTTTACAGGCTTTTCACTCTCGATCGATGCGTTTACTGACATTCCCATTGTTTTCGGGGCGTGTGTGATATCCCACACGAACTGACTTGCGGCGGCATGCTGTGGATTGAAATAAATCGTTCCAAAATAGCCTTTGCCTTCGCGGTATTCTACATTTTCACTAACAACGCCGAACTTGTCGTGATAGTCCCGGTTGTCGGTCGCCTTGGCTGGATGATTGATGTAAACCCGAGAGCCAGACAAATGCTTGATCGCTGTCTTCCGGACACCCGGTGTGTCGTAGTTCCTACTGTTACGCGACCGAAGACCGAGCAACTTCACTCCAACGGCGATGCCCTTTTCGGCATCAACGTCGGCAAGACCAACTGATTCGAAGGCGTCTTCAGATGCAATTGTGTCCTGGGTTACGCTCACTTAGATTCTTTCACGTCGGCAGGCTTCGCAGGAGGCTGCGGCCTCGGTGCAGTTTTCTTACTTCCACATTTCTTGCAACCCATCATTCTGTCCTTTTGCCATAATGACATTTTGACATTTATTCACTTATATGGATTAGTTGTATTGATTTCATCGACTCTGTGCAACTGGATTTACTTCCGAGTTTTCGAATTTACCTTGGAAACTCCTTTTTCGGCCATCGGGTCTGTTTTCGACTTTGTGATTGGTCCGGGGTCTGTCTGCTGCTTTGCGAGGATGCTGCCTGCAGGCAGATCCAACTCTGCTGCGAGTTCAGATTTGCGCTGTGCCTGCTCTGATTCGTAGTCGCGACCTTCTGAGGCGAGCCAACTCTTTCCTGACAGTTGTCCAGCGTCGAAAAGTTCGTGGTTCACATCGAAGTCTTCCTTCCGGTTGCGTGTCTGCACTCTCGGTGGCTTTATCTCAAGCATGACCGCTTCCCAGTCGCCTTCCTTCAGGTCGTGATCTCCTTTAGTCTCTGCGTACCTGACTGCCTGCTCCAGAATCCGCTCGTCTTCCCGGACCATGAGGTGCTGCTCAAACGTCATTCCCTTGTGGAACGGTCCTTCGCTGACCAGCGTCGATGCGAAGTTACCTTCACTCACGTTTGCGGTCAGCATGAATTCCGGGCATCTGAGTCCTGCTGCGCACGCGCGGAGCAGTGATGTCAGCACTTCGATGTGATTCGTGGCTCCCTGACCTGTCTCCGGGAACTCGTACTTTATCGTCGATGGTACGGTGACGACTGCGGGGGACGGGAAGTCGTAAGTTTCGTTCTGCCCTGTGGCTCCGCCGCCTGTCTGCTGCGAGCCGAGCCAGCTTTTTACCTGGTCCGCGCCAGATCCAGCCATCATTGTGCGGATCGCGCCGAACGCTGCCTGGAACCCTGACGTTCGCATCAGATTTGACAGTAGTTTCTTGGCCCAGATCAACTCTTCTCGCACCGGCCAGTAGATCGTGACTCCACGGGGGTCGTTTGCGAGGCAGTTCCGCTTTCGATGCTGGATCAGCGTGCGGTCTTCTGGCAGCAGGTCGGGGAGTGATCCCATCGGCGTTTTTACGCGGAGGTCGTCGTACCAGTTTCCGTCGATGTGGTATGCGACGGGCTTGTACTGCAGGTTGTTCGTCCGGCGCACACCCAGAAGCTCGATGTACTTCTTCTTCTCGGTCTCCGGGTCCACGTTGGCGTACTCTGATGTCGGGTCTTCGTCGAGATCCGTAGGCTCTGCGAAGTTCACTCGCAAAATCCCGTCGTCGTCGTAGACGATCGTGTCGAACACCTCGCCGTGACGGTCGAGTCGCTGGCTGACTTCCGACTGCCGTGACTTCCAATCGTTCTCTTTCATCCAAAGTTCAAGGAACTTCTGGACGCGGTCGGCCGCTGCGGATGACCCGTCAGTCTTCGGCTTCACCGTGACGACGTGGCCTGTGTCGGCGATGTAATACGCTCTGTTGTTCATCGCGTTCGACCCCCAGCAGACTCTGGACAGAGAGTCGCCGAGGACCATGACGCTGTTTACCGATATGCATCCCAGATTCGCGTCGTACGGCTCTTCTCCGCCGTGCGGCAGTTCATCGCCGTTATTCTGAGTGCCGTAGTCTGCGGTTAGCTCTTCGAGGATGTTGTGTGCCAGTTTCGCTGCCGAGATCGACAGGCGTGTCTGTTCTACTTCAAAATCCGATGCGTAATCATGGATACGGTTGTTCGCGCGCAGCATTAGTGATCTCCTGCGTGGAGATTACCGTTGTTTTGGCGTTTTGGCAATCTGTAGCTCTTTTTCTGGTCTCCGCTTTTCGACGGGCGATCTTCGCGTCTTCAAGTTCCGTGAAGTACCCGAGGTGTATGAGGACTCTCTGAATCCTGATGTACGCTCGCCACTTCTTGTTCTTCTCTCTCCAGCAGACTCCCGTCATGCCGGATCTCTTCGTTGTTACCATAGGAATTGTACCAGTTGTCCAAAGTGACGGGTCGTCTCGAAATACATCGGCATGACCGGCGATGGGGCGTGACACAGGTACGACTGTGTCTGGATGTGCCAGTCAATCAGCGATTCCGGGTCGTTCTTGCGGCATTTCTTGCATCCGGATTTACTCATTGGATTGTTCTTCCTCAATTTCCAAACCTGGACTTACATAAGGAATATCAGAAACTCGGCACCAGTAACCTTCGGTGACTTCTTCAAGATCTTTTCCTCCTAAGCATGCCCAGAACCACGTTCTCCGAGGCGATGGGTCGCTGATGTCCGATCCAGCGTACCACCATAGGCCATCACGATTTGGTTTCATCCATGCCCAGCGAAGAGGATGCTTCTTTTCAGCCAGAAGATACGTCTGCACTGTAAATTGCAGTTTGTCACATGAAATCTTCGATTCTTCGAGCTTCTTTCTGAGTGATGTGACCGCCGCTTTGCACGGTGCGTGCTTCTTTTTCTCTGCATCCAGTTCAAAATTCAGATGTCTATTTTGTTGCCTTTCTGCCTGAATTACTTTCACCTGAATTTCGATTACTGACTTCAGTTTCTTCTTCGCACCCATTTTAAGTCCCTTCGTTAATACAGTATGTGAGCAGACGCTGCTCATTGCTTCATCTCCATGACGCCACGACAAAATCCCAACAGCCACGCTGCTGACATTCTGTATTCAAGCGGACGACCTCTAAGTTTGCAGATCGCAGCCGCAAGTGCTGGGAAATCGTCGCTTGTGCCAGTGTTATAGCCGCTTGCTCCCAGTTTAATCTCCAGCCAGTCTTGCTCTGACATTGATGCGTGCCGCTCTATCATTTCCCTTTTCTCCGTTCTTCCCAGTAAATCTCTAAATGACGCGGTAACTGTGTGGCCATGTCCAGACTGTCTGGACCATCGTCGTGCTTCCCTTTTTCTTGAATCCCATTGAAGTTCCTGAGCTGTTGCACGAGTAGCGATGTGCCGGGATTGTTCAGGTATCGCAGACGGTGGCCTTTGATGAACGGATCGAGTCGGCGAATCCTGAGTGGCTTCGGTAGCGTGTCTTTTACCGGGATGATTATGTTCCCAGAGGATAGGTACTTGCTGAGCGCGTAAGCGGGGTTGTCTGCGGCGTACCTGTAGATCATGTCCAGGAACAACTCCTGAAATTGCAGTGTCTCAATCCCGATCAAGTCGCCGCTGATGATCCGGTGATGCGGTTGATCGCAGAACAGGAACAGATCAGAGACGATCTGGCCGGGGGGACGACGGGCAAGATCGGCGTCAACGTACTTTATGTCTGATTGCGTGGATTGGGCGACACAGCAGATTGATGAGTAGTCGCCTTCTTTTTCTTTTTTGCCTTTAGAGGCATCCACGGCAAACATGCGGACGATGGGCGTGTTTGCGAACGCTGGATTTTCAGGCGAAGGGAATTCATCCAGATCCACGTAGATGTCATTGAAGCAGGTGCGGTCCCATTCTGTATCGACGTTGCTCGAAGCGTTCCAGTTTCCGTAGAGGAACCGTTGCTTCTCTTGTTCGTCGAGACCTTCAAGACGCTGACGGTATTTGATGTCGATATGAGGATTGTCGGCGAGTGACCCAGGCACGAATGTGCCGCTTGTTGTGATGCATTCGCTCATCCCCGTCTCTGGACTTACGGCATACTGTGGCTCATCGAACCACTGGATGTTTTGACCTGTGTATTTGAAGTGCTTTATGACTCCGGACAGCTCGCGATTCGGAAGACCTGTCTTCAAATCCAGCCACGGGCTAACCCACGGGAAAAGCCAAGAGTCACGATCGGGATTGGCCGTAAACCTAAGCACTGGTTTTACACCGGAAGATGACCTGCACCGCGACCAGAGGAATAAAATATAACTCAACGGGAAGTCAGAGATCTCATCGAACCCAAGCCAGTCAAATTGCGCCCCTTTGTAATTTTCAAGGTCTTTTGCGAATTGGCAGGTAAACAGGCCAATCTTAGAGCCGCACGGAAACAGAAACTCTGATCTCGTGTGGTTGTGCTTTGCGCCGAGCGATCCGTACATCTCCAAGCATCCGTCGAGCAGGCCACCAGATTTCGTGAGAGTCGGGTATGTTCTTCGGAAGATTGCTCCTCTGAACTTTGGGTTCGCGAACTTACCCTGCGTATGACGAAGCGGATCGACAGTTAATGCAAATGTCTTCCCGGACCCGGCACTGCCGCCGTAGAGCGCCCAGTCCGCGTTGCACGACAGGAAATCAAACTGAGGCTTAGATAGTGGATGCTCAAACATCAGGATTTCCTTCCGTGGTTCGGGTGGTATCCATAGTGGATCTCTGCCGCTTTACGTGCGATGGCGGCTTCTTCCAGCGTGTCGAACGAACCTACATTCAGTATCCCGGCATCATCCCTGATTCTTGCCCTGTATCTGCCATGCTCTAAGCTAACACCCATCGCGCCGGAGGTGTTGTTTTTGTGGAATTTCTTGTTTCTTTGATTCATCTGTGGCGTGGCCAGCCGCAGGTTCGAACGCTTATTGTCCATCGTGTTTCCATTTTCATGATCGACCATGGCTGGTGGCATTACTCCCGTTTCCAAAAGAAACGCAAGCCTATGGATGGATATGAATTTACCCATGATCCTGATCTTTAGGTAGACATGTTCTTTTATGTGGTCTTCTGTTCCCAACTGCCACCCGGAAACTGCGCGAGTCCGAATAACTTTTCTTCGAACAAGACCAGTCAATGGATCGTATTCGATCTCTCTGTTAGCCACTTCAAGCGTGATCTCTGCCATCACAAACACTCCACGAAAAAACCACAGTGCGACGATGCAAGCATCACACTGTGGTTCAAAAATCAGGGTCACCCCCGAAGATTTCTTTTTGCCTGTCTTGCATTCAGGCGATGCCCACATCATCACAAAGATTCATCGATCCGTCAATCTTCAACGGCCGCGAAAGTCAAAAAGTAATACAGTCATCACAGCATCCAACGAATAACCCCGTGATGCTGTTCTTGGCCATCGGTCTGCCGCACAGGCAAACAGAATTGTCGCCCAGCTTTGAGCCATTCGACTTCCAGTACAAATACTGTATGAACCGCACCTCATCCAGTTCAGTCAGCCTCCTAATCGCGGCGACTGCAAACCTGTCGGTTTCAGGAAGTGCGTCGTAGTATTCGAGCCAGTCTTTCATGGTTCCACCTCGCCAATCACATTAAACATCTCCGGATGAATCCGCCGCACCAGCCGCATCGATACGATCCGCTGACAATCGCTGATTGCCTGCCTGAAGTCGTTATTGTCGTTCGGGCCTGTGCTGTCGCTGTCAAGCAGGATCATCTTATTCCATGCGTCTGCAAGGATGGTAAGAATAGCCAGTTCTTCGGTTGTTAAACTCATGTTCTATCCTTAAATTCATCGCGTGCCTTTTTAAGTGCCGCGAGTTCTGCCTGCAGCTTTTCGACTTCATCACTTAAATACTTCTCCCGCTCAGCATTCCACTGATCGACTGGCTGTAGCTGCTCTTCACGAATTGGACCTGCTGACTCGACGTCGCATCTCGTACCAAACGACTCTGGAGGATGGTCGCCATCCATCGCGTTTGTGATCCAATACTCCCAGTAAATCATGGCGGCCGAAAACCGTTTTCGAACCCCTGTCACATAAAATGGCTTCCCAACGAGGAACACCCGCTGATCCATTTTGAACTTGTTGTCCATGATCTTCACCCCTTCGCCGAGCATTCAAGTACACGCCGGTAATCATCCAAATTCTGCGGGTCCACTTTACCGCAGAAACAACAAACGCTGATCTTCACGCCATCGCGCTCGCCGTGGTCGTCTATCACTGTGCGATGCACCTTCGTGTATCGCGTGTGATATCCGAACACGCAGAGAAGTCGCCGCCAACTCAGGTCCAGTTCTACTGATTTCATGCGTGGCATATTTATTCCAACACGCCTTCAGACGGCTCACGACGGATACCCATTATCACGTTCTGAAGCAGATCTGGCTCAGTCTCCATCGTTACGCCGGTGACCGCTGTCCTCGGCCCTGATGGTGTTCGACCTCGCTTCGGCGGCGAGACCGCTGTGATGTGCGCGAATGCCTGCTCGCGGGCTTGTGATTCGCTCTCGGCGTTCGTGACGTCGATGTGGACGGTGGCGATGATTCGGAATGTCTGGGTCATGGGGTTCTTTCTGATGGAAGTTCGTACTGGCCTGAACTGTTGATGACTGTGCGGGTGGGTGGACGGTGGGAAATAGATACGTCGATCGGTTTTTCATCAAATGCGAGGATCGAAGATCTAAGATCGTTTATTGTCGCTGATTGGCCCGGTTCGATGGCCTGAAGTGCGTCGGAGTCGTGCATTAAGATCACGGCTTTCGCTGCGTCGATGATTGCTTTGAGTTCGGGGGTCATTGGTGGTCCTTGAAAATACTTTCCCGGTTATCTGCGATTAGGTTCATAATCCTGAGCGCTTGCTCAAAATTACATGCAATCGAGAACTTACCTTTGTCGTAAACTGCCGTCCTCAGTCCAGCTTTATTCGCAGCAGAGACGAAACGCATAAACTCCGCCTCTTCCGTTTGTTCAGTCTCGTATCTTTTGCGACGAACCTCACGCTCTTTTACCGCCTTTTCCATCTCGCGATGCACACCCTTGAGAATCAGCAGAAGCTGAGATCTGCTCAGCCTCGCGTCGTCACCGTTGGCAATCATGTAACGCCTTTCGGTACGATTAAAAACGACAATGAATCGCTGCCAGCAGTGTGACCATCGCATTTCAATACCGGCGAGATCGACTTCATTCGCAAGAAGGAACTCATTTACCTGCGCGACAATCGCAGAGACATCACGATCTTGAGAACTCATTCCGCACCCCTCGCACAAGCCAGCCTCCCAAGGTTCGAGAGGCTGGCAACATGTTTTACAGTATTCGTTTTGCAATGGTAGTACAATGCTTGAAGAAATGGAAGGGTTATTTATTTTTTTTATTTAGTTGAGGGTGGGAGTGAAGTAGGGGTTACCCATATACCAGATTTCGTCGATAGATCGGCGCTTTTCGGCGCTTTTCGGCGTTTTCGGCGATTGCATCGTTTTCGGCGCTTTTCGGCGCTTGCATCGTTTTCGGCGCTTTTCGGCGCAATAAAGAAGCGCGGCCCGCAATGCGGCCCGCGCCCGATCGTTCTCACTGGTTCCCAGTCCAGTCAACATTCACTGTGAATCCGCTGGCCGTAGCGGCATTTCGCACGTTATTACTATGCGCTTTCAGCCGAAGGCCGATTACACTTCCGAACCCTGTTTTACGGTGCGGGCCTGGGTCACCAGCAACCTGAAGACGCAAGTCGCTTGAATCACCATCGTGCACATGCCAAGTCTGGCTATCACCAGGAAGCTGGATTCTCTTCGGTAGTCGTTGTCTCAGGGCAGCGTTTGCAGCGAACCGATTAGGATGGCCTTCCGAATTGCGCGGCGTAATGTCACTGAAAACTACAGCACAATTTTCACCGGCGTGAAGCAACTCTATGCACCGTTGCTGGTGCCGGGGTGCTTCGGACCAACTACCACATAGGGTATAGTTGGATGGCAGACTAGGGTTGATTCTATGGTGCCTCTTAGTGTAGTCATAAAACAGTACCGTAGGGTGGCGTTGCGGTATACCCCCGTAGTCTGTATCTTCCCACATAAGATCGGTCCCAACGTTTAGCCTCACCACGAGAATTTTGTCTTCCGATTCGGCCTTTATCCGGTGAAGTGCAATCTCAGCATTAAGCTGCTCAATGAATCCCTTTTTGTTCGAAAACAGGAACTCCCGTTTCAGGATTCGGGCCGCCATAATTCCGGGCATTATAGCAGTTAATCCGGACATTGAAACTACGCACGCATCCCGGCAAGATCTTGTCGATTCCTGACAAGCCGTTTTTTCGCCCTGGGACGCGCCGATCGTGTGCGACGGCAGGGACAATCCGACAACGGAATATAGTTCCGTTTCTGACTTCCGAAGTTTCGTGTTCGCTTCCGCTGTTGAGAGTAGGTTCATTGTTCGATCCTGAAATAGTGGTTCGGTGAAAAAACGGCGCGGCGAAATTGCCGCGCCTTGCGCGGCGAAATTATGTGACAATCACAACTTCGGTTGTTTCTCGTTTGATCAATGTACCATCGTTTAGGATTCCATCGACCACGAGTTTCTTAAAAGTCGATGGTTGGCAGATTTCGGACGATCGAATAGAAACATGTTTTTCCAGCCCATTCGACTTGAGCCAAATCACGGTTTCTTCGCTATCAACCTGACCTATCGACTCAGTCTTACCTGGTGTCAAAGTGTAAACACGTTCTCGAACCTGGACCTGGCGGACGATGCCCCCCAGTTCCACCAGAACTGCGGAGCGCTGTTGTTTTTCCATCTTCTGTAGCGCGGAAATTTTCGTGGCGAGTGTTGCCAGCGACGTTGATGTTTTGACGTAGCTGGTCAACGTTGCGCTTGAGCGTAGTGAAATAGTGGTCATTGAATTTATGTCCTTCGATTTGAAACTAAAATTGCGTCGTTGCGACGTTGCAACGCTGCGTTCATTTACTTACTGTTGATTTGTGCTTTCAGTTCGTAGCCTTGCCGTGGTGTTCTCGTGATGTTGCCGACTACGTCTATTGTGTCCCCGGAATACAATGCATACGCGGTTCCTTGTTCGTATTTCAGTCCGAATTTGAGGGCGTTCCCTGGTCTCTTGAATTGTCGGAAGTCTCCGTAGTGCGAGAACATTCGATACCATTTTCCGTTGCGTCCCAGGTACGCTCCATCAAGGTCCCGCTTGACAATCCAGCCGATTGGTTTTGTCTTGCTCATGTTCGTTTTTTCCTATTCCACTCGTTCGCATCTGTAACAAGTTCGGCCAGCCGGTATGCCAGGTCTGCGACCTCAAAATACTGATTTTTCTTTAACTCGCCCTCCTCGGGGCATTCGTCCCAAATCTTCAGGATTGCATCGGCGACTTCGAGTTGCTCTTTTTCGTTCGATTCGATATCCATTGTCAACCCCCAAACATTATTAAGAGTTCTTCAGAACCGTAGACGCACGGTGCTTCACAATATTCGCACTCATACTTCCACGCGTCGGGTTCAATACCGTGCGACTCTTCACCGCAAGAAATGCAGAAGCCGGAATTTTGATCGTCTTCAATTGATTCGATGATTTCCGACATTGTCAACCCTGACTCTTTGTAGAGTGCTAGTTGTTTTTCGTATTCGTTCATTGTGATTATGTCCTATTTGGTTAATGGTTGAAAACATCCCGACCTCACGTTGACGCCGGGCAATAAAGGAACTCAGCGATCCAAATAAGAAACGTCCGCAAGCAGCACGTCGAGCGCGAAAGCCTGGACGCTTGACCGCCCGGCCCCATGGTCAGTGTGCTGCAGTCTCAGTCCGAGGTTTTTCGCGATCCAATCAGCGTCGTCACCACAAAATTTGTCCATCGAATGTCCATCGGGTCTTTGTGTGACCTCGTAAAAACCTGTTCCAATGACGTCGGTCTTGTAGACATACTGCTCGCCGCCATCGGACGTTTTTTCAAAGATTTCAATGATTGCTTCATTTCTGGTCATTTCATTTTCTCCCGGTGCTTCTGGTCTTAAAACGATGCCCGGCGCCACGTTGGCGCCGGGTTAAACTGCCACTACGTTGACCCAGTGCGGCAAGTCGCCGAATAGCTGCCAGGCCAAACTGTCAGCTAGTCTTAGACATTCTTCTACGCTGACACAATTCCAGGTTGTGTCATATGAGTCTTCATTATCCTGAGTCAGAATGCAGACGTGGTAGGTTTGCATTATTCTTCCCCTATTATAAGTTCCATAGGTGCCTCGTCGATAAGTTCGATTTTTTGTTCGTATTCGACCAATGAGCGAACTGTTGCACTCGCTTCAGTCAGTAAAAGCACAGATTCCGTGCTTTCCACTTCAGCCAGGTTTATTAGTTGTGTGATTGCTACGTTGATTGAGTCGAGTATCAGTTGTGCAGTTGCTGTTTTCATCGCTGAGACTCCGCGAGAATGAATTCCTGAGAGCATGGAAAACTATCTGGTAAGTTCCATCCAATCATTCTATCAGACGTCCACACTAAACCACTTCTCTCTAATACCCCAACAAAAGCATCAAATTGGCTCAATTCCATGCCTTCGGAAAGTTCCTCCCGTCGCACTGTTTTCAGGTCACGTACCTTGTCCGCAAGTTCCCTAATGTTCATTTTCGTTTCTCCTTGTTAGTTGTCGGGTTGAATGCTTGACATATCGTCATCTTAGCAAGCTGGTCAATAGTGTCAATGCTAAATGTAGAAGAATTGTAAGAATAACTATCCGGGAGTATGAAACC